TAGGGTTGATATATACTAAGATCTAGGACCTTTCAAGGTCTTAACATCTTTAGCCTTCATTCTATCTGAAGTCAGTTTAACATCAGCAGATATCAATGATTTTTCAATTGCTGTATCTGCTCTTAAATTAGCTAAGTCTTCATTCTGTTCCAGTTTATCATCTGTTATCTCTCTGTTTTGAACCATCTTAGCTTTGTCTAAATTAATTCTTGCGTCTACTTCTTGTTGTTTTCTTTCTGAGTCCATTGCTTTTAAATCTACTTCTCTTTGTTTTAATTTAAGTAATGGGTCATGATCGAATTGAGATGTAATTTGTTTTTCTTCCTTCATAAACTCTTCAGTCATATCTGCAATCAAGATTGCTTTTCTAGCTTCTATCTTCTGAGATATTTGTTGAAGCTGTTGTTGTATTTGAGGATTTTGAACAGCAGCTTGTTGCATCTGTGGTAACGCAGCCATTTCTTGTGGAAACTCTATTTGAACTTGTTCTTGTGCCATCAATGATATGTGCTCCATAATATTTTTTTCTAATGCTGCGGTTATACTAGGATTGTTTCTAACAAAATTACTAGCCATAAAATTTAAGTGAGCAGTTATGTGTGCTCTATGATCTTGACCTGGAAACGCTTGAAAAGGTTTCATACCCATTGCATCAATGTGTTCGATCGCTGGATCTTTTGGTTGATTCGGTGGAGGGGGTGGTAAAATTCTATCAATATCCTTTACACCTAATGCTTCATACATTTTTCTATAGCACATATATAAATTATGCATCTGTGGATTAGACATAGCTAATTGTAATTCAGATTGTGCTAATGAAATTCTTTGTGACATTGAAAATATATTTGGATCAGCAACAGGTAGAATATCTACTCTGTCATCAAAATCTTGAACTTTAATATTTCTTTGTCCACCTACAACATCATAAGGATATTCTGGTGGTAAATAAGTTTTAAAAATATTGGCAAGTAATTTAAATTCTTGCTTAAGTGAAACATACAGTCTTTTATGGATCGCTGACATGACTCTTGAACCACGTTCCAAAAGAGCTACAGTCGTACCAACAGCTGCTGATTGGTTCCCGTCACCGACTTGCATGTCAGCAATCGACGCGAATCTTTGTCCTGCTTGAACGACTATTCCCATCAATTGCAATAAAGTCTGAGATGGCTCTTTGTATGGTAAAAATACAAAAGCATCTTTTAAGTTTCCGCCCGGTGTATCTACATCTTTAAATTCACCTGGTTGTATGTTTGCAGCGTCATCTTTTACTCTGACACCACGTTGTTTAAATCCTGCCGGAAGATTTGATAATGTTCCCGCGTCTAATAACTGACGGAGAGCCGCAGTTGCAGTACGACTCAATCCGCCAATCATATGAATGAGTCCTAATCCATAAAATCCTAGTCCTGGCAGAAATTTGAAGTGGACGAAATATTGGATTTTATTTTTCTTAGGGTCATTGGGCGCGAAGTTCCTTCTAATAGAAAGAACCTTCCGACTACCTTGCTCGAGTGTAACGATGTAAGGTAATTTTATTCCTGTTGGTTCACCATCTGGGCCAACATCTTCGAAACCTTCTAAGTCAAGGTCTACGTGGAATTCTAATATTGTATATAATGGTTCAACTCTTTGTGACTTAGTTAAACCTTCTAGTTCTAATTCTTTTTTCTTTACTTCATTTGTAGTAACATCTTGAGGTCTATTTAATTCTATATCAGAATAAAAACCATTTACTTGTTGTTTACGTAAATCATTTTCCGATATTTTAATAACATGACACACTGACTGTGCGTCTTGTAAAGATGTTGCTGTGTATGGTACTATTAAATCATCAGCTGGTACAAATTTAGAAACAGCTCTACCTAACAGATCATCATAATAAACTTTTTTAAATGTAGATCCAGCAAGTGGTAAGTAAAATAACATTTGATCAAACTCAGGTTCATATTCTTTCATTTGATCCATTAATTGCCAATTCATAAAATCTTTTACTCTTTGAGATTGTTGTTCTTTCATAGGATTAGTTGCTCCCATGATTTGAGTTCTAACAGGTCCGTCGGCTGGTAATAATTCTTTGTAAGCTAAAGCTTGAAACTGTGTAACAGCTTCTGCAAGAACTGGGTGAGTTGCACCTGAAGCTCCTTGGAAGGGCTCAGTTCTATTTTCATATTTAAATCCTAAAAGATCTAAACCAACAGTGTAAGCTCTTTCCCAATCTGAACGGGAAGCTTTATATTCTCTGTAATCACCTTCTAATCTATTAGCGATTGGATCAGTTATTTCTTGTGGTAATAAATCATTTAAGTTTGCAAAGTGATCACCCTCTTCTGGAAGAGGCATTGCGCCTGGATCAAAATCAATTGTAGCACCGTCTTCATCTTCAGTAACTTCAACGGGACCTTTTTGTATTTCAGGTTCCTCTAGGTTAACAACCTCTGCAACTTCATCATCCGGTCGTTTAACGTTAGGGAGACCTTTATCTATTTCTGCCATTTAAATTCTCCTGTTTATTCTTATCCTTTTTTTCTACTTTAATCAACCCCTGTGGATTAGGCCCTTTTAAAGGAGGTATCGCCTTCCATTTAACATGCTTCATGTTTTTAACTAATGTTGGGTTTTCTTTTACCATTTCTTTTTCAAACTGGCTATGCCGCCTTCTGCTTTATACATATAATCCATAGCTTCATAGAAAGGTTCCATTTGTTTATAAGACATTCCCGCACCATATAAAGGATGAACTTTTTCTTCTCCAATCCCTCTATCAATATTAAAAGCTTCTAATTGTTGAGGGCTCATCATATCTATTTCTTTTTGCATCGCTCTTTTAGTTAGAGGGTCTATAGTAAAAATTTCCTTATTCACCCAATTACCAATTCCACCTGCATAAGGATCTAATCTTGTTTTCCTATCTTCTAAACTTCTATTCCATTCTGTACGCATTAATTCTTGTGAAGCATCATCAAATAATTTATATGTCTCATCTCCCCCTGTAAAATTTTCTTGAATAGTGGCATAATTATTTTTTAATTGTTCTAGTTTTTTTTCTGAATTTAGAATCATATCTTTAAGATAAGGGTCTGATTTATGAAGCAGGCTCGATTCCGCTCGTTTTCTTAAACCCTGTAAATTTTTATATTCTTTTCTGGTGTCTCTTTCTGTTTGTTTACTTGCTATCACTAATTCAAGATTTTTAATAGCTTCATCATCATAACCTAATTTTCTAGCTTGATCGACAATTGCTTTTTCCGTGCCTTCTTTATCCCACAATCCAAGAGTCATACTTTTCCACATTTCACTACTTGCTCTTTCTTCAGACAATCCTTTTTGCAGAAGATTTTGCTTCTCTGCAACACCGATCGCAATTTCTGGCCAAACCCAATCAGAAGCAAAAAATCTTAAAGTTTTCTTTCCTACTTTTCCAACATCTTTTAAAAGATCTGTGCTTATAAAGCCTCCTGGTGCTTTAACTTTTTTACCAACACCGCTTACAAATTTTGTAAATTTCTCATCTCCTTCAGAAAATAATTTAGCCACTGTTTCAGTATCGACTTTTCCAACATCAAAATTAAACCCCTCTAGTCCAGCTTGTTTTAATAATTTTTTATCTAATTTTCCAGCTTTTTCGGTGATTGAATTTTGTATGACTAAGTTATTATAAATAACCTGTTTCATATCACCTGTTAGATAAGGATTTTTTCCTAGATCAATCATTGTATCGGTTATTTTTCCCATAGGTAAATCTATCTTCTCTGCTATTTCTTCTATGGCTCGCATAACTTTTTTATTTCCACTTTTATATGCACCTGAATAAGCTTTATCTATTTGAGCTTTAAGACCCATGTTTAAGGATTGAGTAATGGGTTGAACATTTACTCTAAGGGTATTAGCTTCAGTTAGTTGTTCAATTAAAGACATTGGAATAGCATGATCTAAATTCATTACTATTTCTTTAGGTAGTGTTTTTTTCAATTTATAAAACTCATTGACTCTATCAGTCATAGTTTTATACATTTTAGAATTTGGATGAGAACCATCAACTCCATAAACTTGTTGTATTCTATTTGTAATAAGTCGCTCTCTTGCTTTGTCTATTCCATCAATTTTATTGAAACCCTCTATTAGTTTATCATATTCACCTATAGCTCTTTTTGCATCATCTGCACCCGATGAACTTCCAAAATAAGAACTAAGGGGGTTATTTGGGTTCTTATTAAGTCTAGCACGGTTTTCATAACCTTGTTTAAATGCAAGAGACACCACATCTTGAAAACCATCTTCCGAAAGTTTTAACGTCTCTTTTAATGTTGTTTTATCAGTAATTCCTTTTTTAATCAGTTCAACAAACTTTTCATTAACTACATTTTTTCTTGCACTACTTTTAGCTGCCGCTTTGGATCGTGTAAGCATCATTGGGTTGTTTCTTTGTTTAAATGCATTTTGTAAATCTTTTATCTCTCTACCTGTAATTCTTGATAAATCTTTTAAAGCATCGGCATCTCCTGCTATTGCTTTTGATACATGTTTTAGAAACCAATCATCGGGAATTAATCCATGCCCTCTTCTAGCTCCCCTAATTGCTCCAAAATTGTCGGCCTTAAAAATATCATCAAAGATTGATTTAAGCTTTTTTTCTTTTCGTATTCGTGTAGTGTTTTGCCTTCCCATTGTATCTAAGTGTACATCCTTACCATCTTCAAACCTGATCCGTCCACCTTGAGCCATGGACCGTGGTTCTTCAAGCGCGGCTCTTAGAACAGGATTCTTGATTACCGGATCACTGCTGTTCTCT